GCCCGTGCTCCAGCGCGAGAGCCGCACTCAGGCCCGCGAGGATGCGGCGACCAAGGTGGCCGACGACGGGGTTACGCGCGGTCCCGACCTCCCTGCTGGCAACTGGCCTGACCAGACTCTCGCCTGGTGGAACACATGGCGCACCTCGCCGCTCGCGCAGACGTTCGGCGCGACAGATTGGGACTTCCTCCTCGACACAGCCCTGCTCCATGCGGAGATGTGGTCCGGCAATCTCTCGGTGGCTGCCGAGTTGCGGATTCGTCAGGCCAAGTTCGGCGCGACGCCTGAGGACCGGATGCGGCTGAAGGTCTCCATTGAGACTGATGTCAGCGCGGCCAAGAAGTCCGGCAAGGCCATACCCGCCGACCGTCGCAGGCGACTCATGAGCGTCGTCAATGGCTCCTCGTAGCCCCAAGTTCCTCTCGCTCGGCTTCCAGATCGTCGCATGGATTGAAGAGTTCCTGCCCCACGGTCCTGGCGATGTCGAGGGCCAGCCGATTGACCTTGACGACGAGTTCGCGGCCTTCATCGTGCGCTGCTACGAGGTCGATACCACCGGCCACCGCAAGGTGCGCCGTGGCGTCATCTCCCGTCCCAAGGGTCGCGCCAAGTCGGAACTCGCAGCCATGCTCGCCTGCGCCGAGGGCATCGGGCCGGTGCGCTTCGACCACTTCGCCAAGCGCGGCGAGGTCAGCGACTGGGGCTATGCCTACCAAGTGGGCGAGCCGGTGGGCGTGCCCGTGCAGCGCCCCGAGATACTCTGCTTCGCCACCGAGCTCGGTCAGGCAGGCAACACCTACGACGCGATCCACTACATGCTCGGACCCGACACCGCGCTGCCCGCGCTCGTGGACCGATACGGCCGCATCGACGTTGGCCTCACCCGCGTCAACCTTCCCAACGGCGGCAGCATCACGCCCGAGTCGGCTGCCGACTCATCCAAGGACGGCGGCAAGTCCACCTTCGTCATCGCTGACGAGACCCACCTATGGATCCTGCCGCGACTCAAGCGCCTGCACCAAGTGACCCTGCGTAACCTCCTCAAGCGCAAGATCGCCTCGGGCTGGATGCTGGAGACCACCACCATGTTCGCCCCTGGCGAGGACTCCACCGCCGAGGGAACGTTCCAGTTCGCGCAGCAGATCCGCGAGAAGCGCTCGACCGATCACTCGCTCCTGTTCGACCACCGCGAGGCGGCGAGCCGGTGGGACATCACCAAGAAGCGCGACCGCGTGGCAGGGCTCGAGGAGGTCTACGGACCCGCCGCCGCGTGGATGGACCTCGACGCCATCGCCGCCTCTTTCGATGACCCGCAGACGAGCGCGGCCGAGTGGGAGCGCTACTGGTTCAACCGCCCCGTTTCCCTTCAGGGCGCGTTCATCGCGCAGAAGGCATGGGACGAGGCGCACGTTGCCCGCGACATTCCCGATGGTGCGCGCGTCGTGCTCGCCCTTGATGGCTCCTTCTCGGGTGACTCCACCGCGCTCGCCGTGGTGCAGATGGACGAGTTCCCGCACCTCGCCGTGGCGGGGCTGTGGGAGAAGCCAGCCGGTGACTCCGAGTGGCGTGTGCCGATCCTCGACGTGGAGGACCACATACGCGCCATGTGCCGACGCTGGCAAGTGGTCGAGATCACCGCCGACCCCTACCGGTGGTCACGCTCGCTGGAGGTGCTCGCGTCCGAGAACTTTCCCGTTACCGAGTTCCCGCAGAGCCCGAGCCGCATGACACCGGCGACTCAGCGCTTCCTCGACATGGTGAATCAGCGCAGCCTCACCCACGACGGTGACCCTCGCCTCGCCCGCCACATCTCCAATGCCGTCCTCAAGTCCGACTCGCGGGGCACGCGCATCTACAAGGAGACCCGCCATAGCGCCAAGAAGATCGACCTCGCCGTCGCATCGATCATGGCCCTCGACCGTGCCGTTTCCTTCCTAGAGGAACCCGTGCCCGAGTTCTTCATCCTGTGAACAGTTGGAGCGCCTGTGCTCGCATCCTGTCGCCTGTGCCACTCGGCGTCCCTAGTCGAAGTCCTCGACTTCGGGACGCTCGACTTCACGGGCGTTTTTCCGCTGCCCGACGAGCAGACCGACAAGGGTCGCCTGGCCCTCGCCGTGTGCGACTCGTGCGGCCTCGCTCAACTCGCAGACTCCTTCGACCCTGACACGCTCTACGGCGACAACTACGGCTACCGCTCGGGGCTGAACCCGTCGATGGTCCGGCATCTGGAGCGCACCACGGCGCGACTGGAGGCCACCACCGGCCTGTGCGCGCACGACGTGGTGCTCGACATCGGATCGAACGACGGCACGCTCCTGCGGTCCTACGCGCGCCCCGACATCCAGCACGTCGGCATTGACCCGACCGCCGCCAAGTTCCGCGAGTTCTACCCCGACGACCCCGCGTGGACCGTCGTGCCCGACTTCTTCAGCGCCGAGAACTTCGACGCCGTATCGGACGAGCGCGCCACCATCGTGACCTCCATAGCCATGTTCTACGACTTGGAGGATCCTGTCCGTTTCGCGCAGGCCGTCCACCACGTTCTCGCAGACGACGGGCTGTGGCACTTTGAAGTCGCCTACGCGCCGACGATGCTCCGCACGGGCGCTTACGACACCATCTGCCACGAGCACCTTGAGTATTACTCGCTCGTCACGCTCAAGCGCATCCTTGACGAGGCGGGCTTCCTCATCACCGACGTGGTGACCAACGCCGTCAATGGCGGGTCAATCTCGGTCACGGCGGCGAAGGTCGGATCCAAGTGGGCACCCGAGCTCAACGTCACCGCGTGGCTCCTCGCCAAGGAGCGCCAGCAGCGCGTGACCGACCCGATGCAATGGAAGGTCTTTGCCCACCGCGTGCGCCAGCAGCAGGCCGACCTCCTCGGCCTACTGTCCTCGCTCAAGGTCAATGGCGCATCCATCTCGGCGCTCGGTGCCTCAACCAAGGGCAACGTGCTCCTTCAGACCACGGGCATCGGCACCGCGCTCGTAGACCGCGCGGGAGATGTCAACCCGTACAAGTACGGCCGCGTCACCCCTGGCACTGGCATCCCCATCGTGTCTGAGGCCGAGGTGCTCTTCGATCAGCCCGACTATCTACTCGTCCTGCCGTGGCACTTCCGCGAGACCTTCATGGCGAACCTCGCCCCGTACCTCGCACGCGGCGGGAGGCTCATCTTCCCGCTTCCCGACATTGAGATCGTGGGATGACGCCCTTCGATGTCACCGTCGTGGTCTGCGCCAAGAATGAGCAGGCCCGACTCTGCGCCTGCCTCGACTCCCTACAGGGGCAGGGTGCGGCCGAGATCATCGTCATCGACGGCAACTCGGCCGACCTCACCGCCATCGTGGCGGCCACGCACGGCGCACGGGTGTACGTGTCCCGCAGCGGCTCGCTGCCCGTCGATAGGCAGTTCGGCGCAGACCTCGCGCTCACCCCGCTCGTGGCCTTCATCGACGCCGACCACCGGCTCGAGGCTGGCGACCTCGCCCGCATGGTGGACGACCTAGAGCGCACCGGCTTCGACGTGTGCCAGAGCGGCCTACGCATCGCGGGCGACTCGTGGTGGAACCGCGCCGAGTCCGAGTTCCTCAACCTCACCCACAACGTGCCAGGCGAGAAGCACATGGTCGGCGTGGCACCGACGATCTTTCGCGGCGAGGTGCTCGACACGGTGCGCTTCGCCACCGAGGGCAGCATCGATGACACCGACTACTTCTACCGCCTGCACAGGGACACCGACTACCGCATGGGCATCGGATCCCTGACCATCGCGCAGGCGCATGAAGGCTCATGGAAGTCCTACCGACGCAAGTTCGCATGGTACGGCGCGGGTGATGGGCAGTTCTGCCGCACGCACCCCGAGCGCCGCGCCTCCATGTGGTTCCACCTACTCATCCGATACCCGCTCGTCTACCCGTGGCGGGCTCTCGCGGCGCGCAAGCCCCGCGCAGCCATCTACGCGGTCGCTCAGGGTCTCGTGAGATTCCGCGCACTCATCTCGTCCTAAAGGAGCCACCGTGGCCGCACTCCATTGGCTCCGCAAGGAGTGGCCTAGCGCCCTACAGGTCGGGGGCATCGTCCTCGTGGCGGTCGGCACCGCCGTGGCCTTCGGCTACGGCATCGGCCTCATGGTCGGCGGCGCGGGCATCACCGCCTACGGAATCGCAGAGGAGCGTGGCTGATGGCGCTCGGCAAACTCTTCCGTAGCGGCGACGGTGAGGACCGCTCCCTGTCCTACCAGCAGGTATGGGGCTCGGGCGGCAACTGGAACTCCTACCGCTCCGCGTCGGGGACC